TAGGATGTCCTCCATCCTCAACTTTTAATTTGTATCTGCCTTCAACAAATGGCATAATACCTCTTGCACCAGCAACCAATGTCTTAATATTGTCAAATACCTTTTGGCTGGTTGGCACAACAGCATTTATTGTCATTGCCCTACCAGTCTGCTTGTTTGAATACTGCACTGTTTGTTCATACTTGTTAGCCGCAATCTTGAATGCTTCCGCATCAATTTCACTTGCAGGCAATCCTGCTCCATATCTTGGGTTTTCAAGATAATCAAGTAGGCAGTTTGCTGGATTGAAATTATAACGCTTGGTTCTTGATGCATAGGTGCCTGATAGGTCCTTGCCTGAACCGTGTGTTCTAACGTCATACACTTTCTTACCATAGATATCAAAACTTACATTTGGAATACCACCCGCATATGGGTTGTTGTCAGCATCTGCTTGTGATTTTATTTCCTTCCATTCAAAACGGCATACCACATAGGCAATGCCTGGCAATCTTCTGCGTTTCTTAGGCCAGTTTGGTGTTTGGTTTGCTAATGAACTCTGTCCTTGTGTTTCAGTTCCATTGAATATTTGGTATTGCATTCTGTTCTTAAATCTACCACTGCTTACTGTATAAACAGTTTCTGGTGTATGCACTGAACCCTGCGTGGGCAGTTCAACATCATTTACAATTAGTTTTCTAACACCGTGTATTTCACCCTCACAGATTGCATAAACGATATATAGATACTTGTTTGAAGTTCCATTTGATTCTGCAAATACTATGTTGCCACCTACGCGGCGATATCCATAAACCACAGGCAGAGGATTGTTTGTTCCTGTTTTAGATACAGTAACGCCCTGTGCCGCCTGTCCTGGATCTGGAACTGGTGGAGTATCAAATGCACCAAATGGCGAAAATACAAAGCCAACAACATCGCCAACAAAATTCACGACGCTTTTTACAACGCCTACCACTGCCTTGACGACACTTTTTACGACTTTCTTAATTGCCTTGGCTGCACCACCCATTAGTTTCTCTCCAGTTGTTTTACAAAATGATAACCAACTTCATTCATATGTTGTTTCTGAAAATAAATTCTGCTTCTGCGTAGGTAATCATCATTTGCCTTATAATCTTGTGTGTAATTCATACAGGATGCCTGAAAATAGATGCAACCATTGTCTATAAACCAATCCTGTATTGCCTGGAATAGATCATCAGCCAAATACTTGTTTCTAACATCTGGATGTATGAAGAACATTATGACTTCACCAAACAGGCTAGAGTTCCATAATTTCTGTGTGATATTACCAACCACGTATCCAACGAACACATCATCCTTTACCACAACCAGTATCTTATAATCAGGACTAATCATAACCTGCTTACACTGTTGCTTCACATAGTTTCTTTCTAATTGATCGTGACTGATTAAACCCGCATCAATGGCGTGTTGCACTGCTAGATCAGTAAATTTTTCTAATTCATTTGTTCTTAATTCTCTAATCATTATTTCTTACCCCACTTGATGTCCTGTATTGGTTCGTGTGCATATTGAAATCCAAAATCAGTTGCGTGTTCTCTCTGTAGGCTTCCTTGATTTGTTCTGCGTCCAGTAGTTCTGTTAAAGTTGGCAAATTGGCTGGTTACTTCCAAATTAATTGTTGCAGTCTGTTCAGCATTTTCAATTCTATAACTCGTAATCTTGCCCTTGAATATCACAATGGCTCTATCACCAGCACTGTCTCCAATCAATGAATAATCCGTTGGATCAAGAAATGCTTTTCTAATAGTAACAGGCTGGTTAATCTGATTTGAATCACACAAATCTAAAACCACTGCTATGTCCAATGCACTAAGGATAAGATTGATTGATGTAATCTGTAGATTGGCAGTTTCTGAAGTTTCGCTTACACCCAAAAAATTGCCCTGTGCTTCATAGGTATCACCATCATAATCAATATCAAATGGTGCATCAGTATAGAACTTGTTGGTGCTACCATTGATACCTATTTCAATTAGGGTAATGCCAATTAGGCTGTTACCTGCTAGGTAGGTGTTTTGATTTGCACTAAGTTCTCTGGGCATTACAATACCTCTTCAACGTCTATTTCGTAATTTACTAAATTGTTGGTTCCGTAATTAAATTCCTGTAAGTCATTTGCAAGTATCATTCTAAATGGAACATTGTTTGTGGTTATGCCTTCTAAATCAACTAGGTTTTCAACCAATGGTGGTTCTATGTTAAGCGTTGCATTACCTGACAAATCACTATTGACATCAGTTGTTGCCATATAGACTTTTGTGTGGTTTGCAAAACGAACAACATCACCTGCCTTCAAAACTGTCTGTGCTGATTGGTTTGTGCTAATGGCAATTGCCGTGTCACCAACTGAATGTGCTCCATCAACATTTGCAACCACGCTAGCCGCAACGGTTGATTGGCTTTCACTTACTGTTGGTATCACAATATCAAATTCATTTAGTGGTCCTTTTGCCTGCACTATGAATGCCTGTATTGGACGAAACTCTGCCTGTGACATAGTTGGAAATGATAGCGTTGCAGTCCATAAGGTTGTTGAATTGGTTGCCCTAATGCTTCTACCACTCTGCGTTGTTGTTGTCTTTGTTGTTGTATTTTGATTAAATTTTGCCCTGCTAAAACCTGGCGAAGTTGGAAAATTACCTATGTATGCCATTATGATATAACTCCTTGTTTGCCCTGTTTGGTTAAGGCATTGTTGATGATGCCTGTAATTGTGCTTCTTCTTCTTATAAGCAATTCATCAAATCCTTCAGCATCAACTGTATTGATGTTAAAATTAACAGTAACATCTCGTCCCATTTGATCGTTAGGAATAATTGTTCCTGCATTTGGACCCATACTCAAAATTTCTGGTCCAGATTCTCCTACGAGGTAATTTTGGTTAGCACCAACTGGACCACCCTTCTCTCTTGGACCCGTGTATTGCGAACTCTTAATGGCACTAATCTGTGCATAACCCTGTGCCGCAACCAATGCCGCCGCTCCAAGGTTGAATGGGAATGGTAAAGACAATGCCGCACTTATACCTCTTGCCACATTAACAACGGCTTCAGCAATAGCAACAGCCTTGGCAAGTTTAAATGCCTTTTCATTTGTCTGTCCTAGTGTGCTTAACAAATCCTTGCCTATGTTACCTAGCAATTGAAGCCTTTGCTTACCACTTAATTTTTCAATGTCCTCAACTTGAACAGTGCCTTTCTTGATTGCACCAAGAGTGTCACTTACCTGTTGTTTTTGTCGCTCTTGTTCTTTGTCATTATACTGTTTGTTCAGTGCTTCTCTTGCCTTGAGATATTCTTCTTCACTTAATAATTTTTGATCCTTGGCTTGTTCTAATGTTTCTAAACTTTTTTCCATTCTTGCCTTTTCAGGATCAAATTTATCCAACACGCCCTTGCCCAATGAGCCGCTTAATGAACGCAATTCGTTTTCTAATGTTTTTCTTTCTTTCAATAAAACATTCTGTCTAACAGCCGCTTCTATTTCTGCTTTCTTGGCTTCAAGTAATTCTTTTGAAACGTCCGCCTGTGCAAACATTTCATCTAGTTTCAATTTTTCTAATTCTAAACTTACCTGTTGATCCACAGTTAAACCTTTAATGGCATCACCCTGTTTTCTGATGCCTGCTAGGACTTTTTCAACACTGCCAACAAATTGTAATTCTGCTTGATTGCTTAAACCAAGTTCTTGTAATATTTTTTTCTGTTCTTCTGCGGCAGCCTTGTTACCAGCCTGCACTTTTTCAATTAGTGAAATAAATCTTGTTGTCGCCGCTTCAATTTCACCCATCTTCTTAATTTGTGTATCATCTGAAAATACGCCTAGCACATCTTCAAACTTTTTCTTCATACCTTCAGCAGTAACTCTGCCAAATGCAATTCTTTCCATTAGTGGGATTTCTGGAATGCCTACTCTGCTTGACACTGCGTTGATACTTTCAATCATTCCATTAATCTTGTCAGTAATGAAATTGATTGAATCCTCCATAACACCAAGGAATCCATTTATGATTTGTATAACCTTGTCAAACACTGAACTGATTGCAATCACAATCAATTTGCCTTTTAGTCCTAATGCTAGGAAACCAACTATACCAAGTGCCTTGATGCCTGATGGCAACATATTAGCAAAGTCAATTAGATTATTAACGCCCTTGGCAATGAAGTTGAATACTGGTGTTAGTGTGTCTAATAATTGTGCAGTTCCAATGGCAATGTTTTTAGTAACTTCAATAAGTTTCTGTCCAACATTAGCCGCAAATTCTTCTATGCTTCCAAAACTTTCATTTAGAGTTTGATCTATTGCACCAAGTATGCCCTTGGCAAAATCAAACAAGCCACCCTGTCTTCCCAATGCCAATGTAAATTTAAAGATTTTATCCTGTATCATTGACAGCACACCTTCATAGGTGTTTGCTAACACAGCCGCGGCATTACCAAATGGTCCGTTGGGTCCAAATACTTCGTTGAACCTTTCTTCAGTTTCAGCGGCAGTAACCTTGGCACCATTTGAGAATCCTAATAATGCCCTTACGCCTCTTTCACGGAAGATTTCAGCCGCCGCAATACCACCACTAAATGATCTCTGTATCTGTTCAGAAACAGTTTTGAAATCAAGTCCAGTTACCGCGGCAACATTACCAACAAGTTCTAGGTTTTTACCAAGTTCTTCTGCGTTATCAGAAATAACTGCTAGGTTACCTGCACCCTGTTGTATCTGTTCTAGTGTGAAAGGAACTCTAGAAGCATAATCAAGCAATTCATCAAATGCCTTGTTACCTTCTTCAACTGAACCAAAGAGGAATTGGAAACGCAATCCTAACTGTTCAACTTCACTTGAAACCTGTAGGATTTTTCTGATACCAAAGGCACCACCAAGTGCGGCACCAACTGCCAGTATCTTGCCCTGAAGATTGCCAAAACCGCTTTCAAGTTTATTGACATCCTTGCCAATGCCTTTTAGGCGATTATTAACACTTCCTAATACTCTTGCCGTTTTATCTACGGCGACTATTTGGACTGTTTGTGTTGCTGCCATAACTCTTCTTTATTGCCTCCGTTTCCATCTTGAACCAAGCGGCCCAAATGTTTATTTCCAGGACACTGAATTGCATAACCTCTTCTATGCTTTTCCCTAACTCCTTCGCAATCTTTACAATTAACTGGAGTTCAGTGTCCTCTCTTAGTTTTTTTCAACAGTCTCGTATTCTGAAGTAGTGGCATTCAAAATTGCGGCAATACGCATTAACACATTTGGATCTGCTTCATTCATTAGCGTTGCCTTGTCAAATTTACCAAACAAGGGTTTGCCTTGTGGATCCAATGCCTTTAGTATTACACTTTCTACCAATGCTTCAACTGTCTTACCAGCCTGTTGCAATTCAATAATTTTTGACTCTACTGCAAACGGATGTGCCGTTTTGTAATAGATGTCAGTCTTCCATTCTGGAACACTAATCTTTTCAAGTTCTCCAGAAAGTTTGCTTTTGTAATGTGATTTCACATTTTCTAATATACTCATTTATAACTCCTACGTGTTATCTCCCCAACGGTAGGTCCAAGTATCCCATTAGGTGCTTGTTTTGAGTGCCCACGTTCAAGTGCATCAATGTGAGGAACGCGATTGACAATATGTTTAGAACGACTTTTGTTCTCTAATCGCCAACCGCGCCTCGCTTGACCCTTGTCTATTGGAGTCTTGGATCTTGCAATCTCCAATATATCATTTGCCACTCTGGTATGAAGGGCATCTTTTTCTCTTTCAAGATGCCTCATAGCCTGTCTCGTGCCTGTGACTTTAAAAGTCAGCATCAGCCTTACACGGTTCCAATTGTCAGTGCGCCACTTCCTTGGAAATTTACTGTTGCAGTTACTAGGTCATCAAATGATGCTGTTCTTGAAACAGAAGTTACAAGGATGTTACCTGAAAATTTAGGTGATCCACCACTTGCCTCAGCCGCATAAAATGTAACGGTTAAGTCAGTATCACTTGCAGGGTCAAATGCCTTAGCAGAATTATGAGAATCCTCATAAACCACTTCCATTGATCCTGTAAATTGGTGTAACCCGTGTTTGTATGTTCTTGCCGCATCGCCCATAACAGTGTCTTCAATCACGTCTTTAGTGTGTTCTACTGTCCAGGAACGAACTTCAGCAATGTTAGTTTCGCCAGCACTATCAGTTGTATCAATGATAGTTACTGCTCCACCTTCGCCTGTATAATTTGCCATAGTCTAGTCCTCCTTTTTGGCAGTTTCAAAATCATCATAGGAAAAAGTAAGAGTGTCCATTGCGTCTGGATCCTCATCCTCTTCAATTTCTACCACTTCTTCTTCAGATGGTTCTTTTGAAGTCACTTGGGCATCTGCCGTAATTTTATTCTTACTGCTTTTGCTTTTAGTAACTTTCTTTTCTTCTGCTGGTATCTGTATCCAACCAGCATCAAGAAATCTTTGTAGTTTGTGGCTTTCAATAGTTCTTATTGCGCCATCCTTGCTAATTTTTGTAAATTGCATTATGTTGCTCCTTTAGTAAATGAATAATGCACCTCAGCAATCATTAAGAACTCGCCCAGAGGCGGTGTTCTATCAACCACTTCAATTGAAGTCACGTGTGTTGTTGTTGCCGTTGGATGCGACAGTTCTCTTGTGCGATCCGTGTTAAGTGCTTCTTCTATTCTTTCTATTAGGTTGTTTCGCTTTTCATCCACGCTTTGAACGAAACCCTTTCTACCATCAGAGCGAACAAATCCTCTGATATTCACTTCAATGATTCCTCTTCTAGAACCACCCATAGCGTTATCTTCGCGTGTCTCGTTGCCTGCTGTTACCAATAGAGCAGGAAATTGTGTCATTGCCAACTTGTCTAAATCAAATGGCTCTCTTGACACAAATACGGGTCTTGGCGGACTCATATCCTCCAGGACTTCTATAATATTTTTTACTGCGGATTCTCTGTTTGACATACCTTCCTACCTTTTAAGGCGGAGGTAGTGAGTTGCTTCTCTTTCGTCGTCTGAAACTGTTCCACTGCTATCCGCATCATATTCAACACCATCACGCAATACTAGATCAAGTTCTCTTTCGTATTCCTTACGATAGAACTCCATCTTGCGTTCAAATAAATCTTGTTCTGGTTCAAATTTAGCGAGTTTAGGATAAATGTGGAAACCAAGTGCATTGTAGGCACAGGCTCTAGTCAATTGGCTTGCAGTGTATAGATCTTCGTCTGGCTCATTACTCATTGTAAGTTTTGCCAAATCATAGATGCCATTGTGGTATGTAGGCCACCAACGGATTCTTAGATCTCTAAATACGTCTGCTTGTGCTTTTGAAATTTCTTCTGCAAAATCAGGGATACCAAACTCTGTGATATCTGGCTCATAATCTTGAATATCAGAAATTGTTGCTAGTGTTATCGCCATAGGATACTGTCCTTTATAATACGCCGTTGGGTCCTTCCCAAGCCGCTAATTTGTTTAGTATTTGTATTTAGCAGTTTGGTTGGAAACCATAGACTTTTCAAAAGAATAGGGCCCAAAAGGCCCTATCCTAATAGTGTATATCTAACCTAGATTAGATAACTGCTGTTGCGTCTGATTGAATTGCAACGCCATACTGATCAAATAGTTCAGTAACACCGTAAGCCATTGAACCTACGATTTCAGTTGCTCTCAAAGATGCGTCTCTTTGAGTTTCAATTCTCATATCACGCTTTAGCATATAACCTAGTGCGTCCTGAGTCATTACAGCACCAAAGTATGATCCTACTGAATCAGCACCGTTAATAACAGTAGATTCAAAAATGTCAATACCAGCAACTCTGCCAATAAAGCCACTTTCTAATGCTCTGTTACCTACATCACTAACAGCCGCTGAAGCAGATGCTTGATAACCAGCATTTGTTAATGCTAGTTTTAGATCGTATGCTTGGTATGGATGTAATACAGCCACGTAACCACCATTTTGATCCGCTTTGTTAGCCTTAAGTGTTGCAGCCGCTTTGAACAAGTCATCAACTGTTACACTTGCACTTGATTTGTTGATAACATTAGAAAAGCCGCTGAATAGAGCCGCGATGTCTGTATCAACTTTCTCAGCCATTGCCGCACCTAATTGGCGCCCAACTGCTGCCGCTGTGTCATCTGAACTTGCTTCTTCAAGTAAGTCAGTTAGTGTTACCATAACACCAACTTCTGATGCTGTGATTTCTTTCTTAGTTGTCGCAAAAGACACGTTAGAAAGATCGCTGCCGTCACTTACGCCAGAAGCAGATACCGCTGGGTAAATTGGAACCTGTGCTGTTAAGCCTGGTGTTCCTGTCATATTGTAATTTCTTACAAGAGGACGTATAATAGACTGCTCGTTCATTGTGAATAGAGCGGCCTGCATTATGTTTGCGTAAAGAGCATCTGCTCCTGATACGCCTGTGTCAAATTCATTCGCCATAGTTATTCTCCTTTAGTAGCAAATTTATACGCGAATCCCTTTGCTTTGCATTATCTCACGATAACGCTTACGATGTTCAGGATTCTGCATATTAAGTTTAGTAACATCGTTATCTACCACAGGAGTCTGTTTGCCCACGCCCTGTCCAGTTCCAGAACCACTTGGTCCTGCTGAAACAAAATGTGGATTTGCACTAAGGAATTCATTTACCAAGTTTGATACTTTTAATGGTTCTCCATTATCATCATATCTTACCTGTCCGTTCGTATCTACAACATCAACGCCACCCGCTTCATTCAATTTCAAGTTGCCCTTAAGCAATGAAACCACCTGTTGTGGATTTACTGCTCTTTGGCTACTTGCTTCATTTAGCAGTGTGCCATCTACCTTGATAGAATGCAATTCACTTTCGTATGTTTGTATCTTGGAATTAAACTTTTCAGCCTGATCCTTTAATAGTTTTTCATACTCTCCACGCTTTTCCAACTCTTGTTGTTTGCGTTGTTCTTCTGCTTCTACCAAATTGTTGTAATGGTCCAAATCAACATTTGAGTATTTCTTCTCAAACTTTGCTTTTTCCCTTGCCACTCTTTCAGCAATAATGCGATTCACATCGTCCTGAGTAAGTGTATTTGTATCCCTAGCATCCTGTGTTGCTACCTGCTCTTTAACCTCTGGTTGAGATGCAGTTGTCTCCGTATCATTAACCGCTGTGTTTTCTGCGTCCATTTTCTGTCCTCTTTATAATTGGTTGAGTTCTACCACCTGCCCTCTAATTGGCAGTATGTGTTGTTATTTATGCCTTTGGGCACAAATTCCATTATTTACGGCGTCTTCCACCGCGTGAAGAAGACTTTTTCTTATCCTTCTTCTTTTTTCTTCCACCTCGCATAGCCATATCGCTCTCCTTTATTCTTCTACTTCCCAGCGAAAAGGAACTATTTCCTTTTTGCGTTCAAGTATTTCTTTTCTTCTAGCCTTTACAAGTTTGCCTAATTCAAGCAGGTTATTTCTTGCTCTTACACCTGCTGCCTTAGAATCCTTAACTTCAAAGCGCCATATGTTTTCCTTATATTCATCTATAAGTTCGCGTAGGCGTTTTTCAGTGGGTAATTCGTTTATAAAATCTCTTTCAGGTATAAACTTACCCATTGTTCTCTTCGTCGTCCTCGTCTTCTAGATCCGTTTCGCTCCCAGAGTTGAATAATTGTGCTAGTTCTGGATGTAGTGTTTTAATTTCTTCATCTGTGTATCCTGCTTCTACCATTTCTCTTAAATGTGTAACCAAGTCGTCTGCAGAAGTTACAGGTGCGTGTTGCACTGAATCCTTGGCAGGTTTGTTTTCTTCTTTCCATTCTTCATACCATTCCTTAACATCTTCGTATGGTTGTTCTGTGATTGTTTCTAACAACATCTTGTCAATCTTGTCAGTAATCATTTTATCATCAGGTGATGTTTCTCTTGCCATCTTAAGCATCTGCACATCATTAACCTTGTCCTGGATTGAGAATGAGCGTGGATATGTAATTTCTCCATCCCATCTTGAGCCTTGATACTGTGCCCATAATCTCCAAATCTGTTCTTCTGCGTGTTCTAGGTTCATTGCAAAATCTGCCAGCCTTGCATTTAGCATTTGAAATTCTGTCTGTAATCCCACTCCTGACAATCTACGACTCTCAACGGAGCGTATGCCTCCAAGTGAAGCCATTCTGTCAATGGATTCAACTTTCTTTTCAATTGCACTTAACACTGATTCAATTGAAGCACCGTCTGGTTGCAATAGGTAAGGTTTTAAGCCTGGATCCAATCCTTGTGGCAGTTGCACAATTGATCCTGCACCTGCACTTGCTTCTGTGTCTGCTGTTTTTACAAGTGATGGATGATTAGTAAGCCTAATAATCTGTTCAATTTCACTTGACATTTCATACAGTTCCTTCTGTATGTCTGCCCAATCGCCTGCTGGTGAAATACCTATGCCTCTTGTTTGGCTTCTCTGTGCATAAACGCATACCGCTGGAACTTTACCAAGTTCGTTTGGCATAGTCATTGCTAATTCGCCTGTGTTTTCATCACCATTAACTACATAAACATTTATTTCTTCTGGTGTGTATTCTCTAATGTATTGCTTGCCATTGACAACTTCTTCCTTAACCTTTAGGTATGAAAGAGTGTATAATCCATTTAGTTGTCTTGAGTATTCCCAATCCAACACATTGTCTGGTGAGAACATACTCACATAAGGACGAATGCCCTGTTCCAATTCATCTGCTCTCGTTAATGTTTGTGCGGCTGGTTTATCAACAATAACCCACACGTTACCATACACCATTGCCATTGCACTCATTTCTCTTATGAATTGATGAAAACTTCTACCATCTAGGTCAGCATCTGCAAGGAAAGGTTCTAACCCAGGATCGTTTTCAATTGATCCAAATACTCTCTTTGGATCTCTTCTAAAAAGAAATGAATTGTATATACCAATGATTGATTTTACGTGATTATCAAGCCCAAGCATTCTAAGGCGTTTTTCATAATCATCTCTTGATTCATAATAGTAGGGCTCCAAATACTTTCCTTGAAAGTATTCATAGCCACCGTTGTAAGAGTCACCTAAAAATATCCAACGATTAAGATAGTGCTTGTAGGCAGGATGTGCCTCTACTATAAAATCAATGGCTAATTTAGAATCACCCTTTAATACTCTGTCTCTAATAACGGGCATCTAGTTCCATCTCCTTGCTTGATTGTTGTTACCTGAGAATGCCCATCTTTGTGGTTCCTGTGGTGCATATTCAGTGCGAACTGGATATAGGAAATCAATTAGATAGCCTACTGCATCAGCCATATGATCCAGTTTTCCGTCCTTGTCTATGACGTTTGTTCCTGGTTTATAAACCATTTTTTCTAAACTGTTAATAATGTTCTTGCACTTTGGATCAATATACAGTTGTATATCTCCCCTTGCGTTCTTTAATTTACTATTTACTGCATTTACCCTATCACGAATTGGAGTGTGGCTGTTTCTAGCCTGCACATTAAAACCTGCATTTTGTAGGATTGAAATGTCCGTCTTTCCTCCTGCACTTGAACGCCTTTGGCGTCCTGCTGGATCTGGATAGATGTTAATTTTTGAATTTGGATATCTTCGTTTTAGTTCATCACAGGTATCCTCAGTGCTTGAACTATCCAATAACAGTTCATCAATGAAATAGACACTGCCATTCTCAATGATTGCTATGGCACTTGCCAATGCACCCACGTTGAAATCCTGTCCTATGTATATTTCATTAACGTCTGGATTTGAATATGATTTAAGATGTCTTTCTCTATCAAAATTATAATAAACCATACCACTGTATGTGTTGAATGTTGCAAGGTATTCCTGTTGGAATGTTTTTTCATCCATATCACGCCTTGCATCTTCAATTTCATTCTGTGGAACATTACCACCATCCAGTGTTGTGTAACTCCACGCTTCCCACCCTTCAGTCGTTAGAGCCATAGAATACATCTCGTGGCTAAAAGATCCTACTCCGCGTGGCGTTCCTGTGAATAGAGCGTGTCCCCTTTTGTCAGATAGTGTGGGACGACATACCTCTGTCCAAACCCTAGGATCTATGTCCTGAAATTCATCCATAACTATAAAATTCAATCCAACACCTCTAAGGCTGTCTGGATTATCCGCACCCTTAAGGTGTATTACGCTTCCATTCTTTAATCTTAATTTTAGTTCTGCTTCATTGCTTGCCTCAATCCAACGCAGGTCCTTTAGTTTGCCCTTTAGTTGATCCCAAACAATGCCCTTTGCCATTCTGTAACTTGGAGCAATATACCAAACTTGACTGTTTGGAATACTTGCAAATCTTGCCAATTCTCTCATAGCCACGTGTGTCTTGCCAAAGCGACGTCCTGTTACCGCAACACGGAAACGGCTATCACTTTCACATATTGTTTTCTGTGGATCTGATAATGGCATTAGTCCTCCCAAGGCAGAGGCTGTGTATTTTGTGTATCCTCTGGTGAATCCTTCATACCCAAATATTGTTTAGATAGGAAAATTTGCACACGGGTATCACCGTTAATTGCTTTTTCCCACATAGCACGTCTTAGGCTTTGCTTGCCTGTTTCCTTGCCTTTTTCTAATAGTGCTTTGAATCTTTTCTTAAGTGCCGCAGGAGAACAGCCTACCACTTCTGCTATTTCTTCTGGTGTGCATTGGATACAGGCTAATTTATAGACTAGGTTTCTGTCTATGGTTCTGTATTTTTTCTTTTGTGTGTTCTGTTCTTCGCTCATTAGGCTTGTCTCTCTATTACTTTGATTCTAAAATTACGTGAATCTTGTAATCCATTGGTTGTTACAATCTTAAATTCTATGTTATAGATAGTGCCTGCTGTGCCGCCTGAGATGTATGCCGTTGCTATGAAATCAGTATTTGTTGTTGAGTCTATTGTTATGCCTGAGTCCGCCGTAACGGATATAGAAGTAATTGTATCACCACTGGGCATCCAGTTGGTCCAATCCAATGAATAGTCCAAAACAGCATAAGGGTCCTTTTCAATGTAAGCACCTACTCTGTCTTCCTGGAATCCTGTTAAATTTGGCATATTTATTTCCTTGTGTCCAGTGGTGTCCCTGCCACGTCAGTCAGTGTCAGGTTCTGGATTTCTAATTGTCTCGTTTCACTCTTAACAGAAGAGATTCTCGTCTCTTCTTGAATAGTATTTACACGATTTTCTGATTTTACTAATTTTTTGCGGGATTCTGCTTCAATTATGAGCGTTCTGCCCTCTGATTTAACAGTATAGATCCTATAAGGATCAATCTTGTAAGCAGTTAAAACTCCAACAATGCTGTTAAATGCGTTTAGTGTTGCACTACCAAATGTAACAACACTTCCAACCGCTCTGGTAATATTGAATTCTGTATTGGCAGTTA